CTCCGGTAATTTCACCAATTATGCTTTTAAATCCAGATACAGATTTTGCAGAGCCAAATGATCCATTCAATTCTCCCATGTTTTTTCCAATAGCACTTACTGCTGATCCGAACGCTTGTCCTATTTCTTTTGCATCTGTCTTGAAAACAGACCAGTATTTCCCAGCCTTTGTTGCAAAGCCACCAATCTTGCTCGCTATTTTATTACCATCGACATTATCTAAAAGATTCGTTACATCACTTACTCCCTTAATTGCAATGCTAGATACTTTATCAAACGCTGGCTGCAATTTATTTGCTGCCGTCTCTGTTAAACCATCCATTGCTTGTCCAACAGTTTTATATTCTGTTGCAAGCTTTGTGAACTGTTTATTCGTTCCTGTCTTAGCAATTGCCGCAAAAAAGTCTTCGGTTTTTACTTTACCATCCTGAACATCCTTAATTAACTGCTGTGTAGATCTTCCCATTGTTTTTGCAACAGCTGCAATACCCGCAGGTGTCTGATCAAGCATTAATTTGAAGTCTTCCCACTGTATTTTAGGTTTTGCTGCCATCTGTGTAGCCTGCTGTGACAAAGTTTTCATTGCTTGCTGTGGATTTTCTGCTGCTGCAGCTAAACCTCCAAAACCTTTTACAAGTTTCGTTGTACTTTTTGTACCAACTGCATCTAATTGAGCATATGTAGATGCCATATCTGAAGAACTGTAAATCGTCTGCTCTGCAAATTTTTGAAGCTCTTTTTTGGTCCTTGCTATTTCTTTTTTTGAATGACCATTCATGCTCATGTTACCTTCAAAAGTTTTCCATGCAGCATTTGATTCATTTAGTCCTCCTACAATTTCTGAAAGTCCAGAAGTGACTACAGACACCGCTTTATTTCCAATCGCCATCATTGCCCCGAATCCAATGCCGCTTTTTAATTTTTGCCCAAGAGAGGTAACCGCTGCACCAGCAGACTTCATCCCAGATGTAAATCCTTTATCTTCCGCAGATAACACTGCTTGTACACTATATGATTCTGCCATCAGCTCTCCCTCCTTCTTAGCAATCTCTTCATCTTCTCAAATCGATCGGGCTTATTCTTTTGTTTTGCCTGATTGATCGCATCTTCGTAGTCGTAGAATTTCTTAAATGTTGGATAGACTGGTTTTTGTCTGTTCTTTCCGGCTTTCTTTTTTGCACGTACGGCAAAATTAAGAAACGCTTGCCAGTGATTTCTGTAGTCTTTATCTACTTCTTTTAGCCTTGCCGCTTCGGCCATGATCTCATATTGTGCAATCGTCAATTGGTCCACTTGATCAAACGACGTAAAACCAAAATACCGGAAGCATTCAATCGCCAGCTCCCGGTATATTTCTTCAAAATCTTTTATTCTTCCTGTTTCTTCTTCTGTTTCTCCACTTCTTCCTTCAGCTCTCGTGTCGTTCTCTTCGTAGCATTTGCATTCTCTAAGAAACCCAATACCGTATCAAATAATGCATCGATATCTGTGTTTTCATCATCAATGTGCTTATCTAACTCTGTTCGTTCAAGTCGTGGTGTAAATCCTTTGTTCGCTACCAATAAAACATCTTCTAATGCATCAAGATCACCATCAAGCATTTCTGCAACTTTATACTGCAGACCAATGTCTTTTGTTTTTCCTTTAATATTTTCTACTGGGACAGCAATTGTTTTGTTGATCTCTCTCATGAATCCCATTCCAAAGTTAAATTCATATGTTGATTTGTTAATCTGTAATTCGTACATGTATTATATCCTCCTAAGCTCCTGTTTTTGGTGTATCTACGAATGTATATGCCTGTTCCTGCTGCTGTGTTGTCACAGTTACATCTCCATCCACACCTGTTCCATTGATACCAAATGTTAAAGAAACCTCTACAAACTCATCTGCATTAGCTGTATATTCGATTTCTGTTAAATACCCCTGGAAATACTTTCCTTTGAATTTGTTATTTCCTGCGGATGCTGGTTCTGCCAGATTAGCCTCCCAAATTTCAATCAATGCATCATCATCTAAAGCCTTTTCTAGTTTTTTAATCATTTCGTCATCTTTCTTTAAGATTGATGTTGCTGTGATCTCCACTTCTGCAGCACCTGGTGTTCTGACAGAACCATCCTTTGTGGCTGTGGAATCTGCATCTTTTGATTTAGTACGGCCATTTTCTGTTGTAAATGCTAACGCTGTACCATTCTGTGTTGCCGCTTCTGATAAAATTCGATACAGATAAACAATCTTCTTGCCCTGCACCGCTTCATTTCCAAAAAGCTGTAAATGTAAATTCTAATTCTAAAACTCCGTGCATCAGGGGTTCTTTCGTTGTTGCGTCTGAGAGGATTCTTTGATTTACTCTTACAAGATTCCAACCAAAGTTTTTTGTTTCTTCGATCTTGTAGCACATATCTTTGATCTCTAATAATATCTTCGATAATGTTCCTCTCTGTCTTGGGTTGTTATGCCAGACATGGATTACCTGGCTGACTGCCCCAAAGACTGTTGTTTTATTTGCTTGATCATCCTGTGTGCTGTCAGCAAGATAAACAAAAGGATACGGGGTTTTATCCGGCGGTAGGAATGTATCATACACACCGATTCCCGTATCCTGATATTTTTCTTTTAGTTTTAACAGCAGCACAGTAAATAGTTCCTGCTGTGGATCCATAATCACCTCATTATCTTTTCTAAGTCGCTTTTAAAAATACGTTTCTGTTCATCCAACGCAGGCTTTAGATAAGGCTGTGCTTCCATAAAGCGTGTTCCGTATTCAACATATTCTGCGTAGTCAACTTCTGGCTCAACCACTGCTGTTAATCCAGAATCTTTAATACTAAGGGTAACGTTTCTTTTTAAATTACCTGATGGCGTTACGAATTTAAGTCCTTCTCCTTTAACCCACTCATAATGCCCTTTAAAGTTATCAGTATTCTTCTTTACTTTCTTTTGTAATTCAGCTCCATTATGTCTAACAACAGTTTTTGCAGCTTTTAAATCTAAATTCTTTCTCAACTTCGCATTAAGCTGATCTAATCCATTCACTTTAATTCCACTCATCATTGCACCTCCGACACAATAAAAGTCTGCTTGGTTCGAAGCTTCCTTGAATGATCTGCCTTATAGATTGTATTTCCAACTCTGATCTGATCAAATGGCTGATCATAGTGATTTTGTAACTGAATCGTTAAACTGCCCTGCTTGATCATCCCATAAACCAGTTGCATCATCTGTGTTGTTGTATCCATGATCGAGGCTTGTCTTGAATCTTCGCTTACAGAATCTTCTTTGTAATCACCTGTTTCCTGATCATATTCTCCTTGTGTCAACTTTTGAAAGTAAATCGTTGTGTCGTATCTCATAGAAACCTCAACTTTCCTCGTTTTGCATCCTTTTGCATCTGTAAATATGCTTCGATTTCATCCATGAACGGAGCAAAATCATTTGCAGACGCATACGACTGTGTTTCTCCTTCAACGTTATGACTTGCTAGTCCTTCAGATCCGATGCGATTAAAACGAATGATCGCGACTTCGATAATGATGTGTTCCATCTCATCTGGTGGATCCATACCACCTAAAAGTAATCGAAGCCTTGATTCTACAGAATCTAAGATCAGCATCAGTTTTTCGTCCTGTGTGGAATCCTCAAAACAAAGCATTATCTTAAGCTTTTCCAGCATTCGCTTTCTCCTTTACTTCCGCGATTAAAGGAACTCCCTGAGCGTTTCCGCTCCCAAGAAGTTCCTCAATTCTAGTTTTATTCGGTGTTAATCCCTGTCTTGGATATGTATCTCCAACATCATAGTGATGATACACTTTGCCGCCTTTAACATCTTTATAATCCTGCAGATCATGAAATGCTTTTACTACTTCATAAGCCATATCAACACCTCACTATTCTTTTGCAGCGGATACGACATCCCCTGATCTTACTGCTTTATAGTTACGATCACACTCAACAATTGTCACATGACTGCCTTTTGCTGCTGTGATTTCTGATACTCCATCCCATTTAGACCAGTTCTTTACATCCA